CCGCCATCGAACGGCCATTCCAAGCCTTCGCAAAGACACCACAACGTTTTAGCGAAACAGGCGAACGCAGGGTCCTGACTGGCCCTCTTATGCTTGCAGACACCCCCATCTTTCGAAAGGACGAAACTTATGGCGAGTACTACGTCGTGTTTGACAAAGCCACCATCCGCAAAATCGTGCAGAAGTACTTTAAGCAAGGCAATCAGCACAACGTCAATGCCTACCACAACGCTGAACTGGATGGCGTGTTCATGTTCGAGTCCTACATCACCGACTCCGAGCGTGGCATCATGCCACCCAAAGGCTACGAGGACACCCCCGATGGCTCTTGGTTTGGATCCTTCAAGGTTGAGAACGACGAAGTGTGGGACAACCGCAACCTCTTCCGGGGTTTCTCCGTTGAGGGCCTGTTCGGGATGGACAAGACCGAATCCGAACTGGAGGTCGCACTCGCTGGCCTCGCTGACGAATTAACCGCTTTTTTGCAACATATCCAACCCAACTACAAATCCAACTAACTATGAACCTGAAAAACGCAATCGAATCCCTGCGAATTGAACTTCGCAAATTCAGCACCCAAAAGCAGTCCTTTGCTGACTACAAGTTGACCGATGGAACCGTTGTCCGTGTGGATGGCGACCTCGTTGCCGGGACTGCCGTTTACGTTGTAGCCGAGGACGGCACTCTCCCTGCACCCGATGGCGAACACGTCGTTGAGGGCGTTGGTACTATCAAGACCGAAGGAGGCAAAATCGTTGAGGTCATCGCTGCCGAAGTCGCAACCCCCGAAATCGAAGCCTTGCCTGTTGCTGCTGAAATCACTCCCGAAGTGGCCGTTGAGGTAACCGAGGAAATCAAAGAAGCCTATCCTGCCATGACCCCCGAAGTTGTTGAGGCCATCGTCGCCAAGCACCTCGGAGCCATCATGGAAGAACTCAAAGCAGCATACGCTGAAATGGGCAAGATGAAGGAGAAAATGTCCGCCTTCGCATCGCAGGTTGAAACCATGGCCGACATTGTTGAGAAGGTTTCCGAACTCCCAGCCGAAGCCCCCAAGGCCAGCGGTTCCGCAATCGTTGAGCAACGCAAGGCTCAAGCCTCGCAGAACTTCAACGCTCTTGCACAAGCACTACAATCACTCAAAAAAAACTAACCCCCTAAACCCCCATTAACAATGGCATATTCGTTCACAGGATTAACCTCCTACACCGACCAAGAGAGGCTCCCTCTCATCACCAAGGCCGTGTTCTCGGCCCGTTCAGCAGCCCTGTTCACCAAGCAGGTGGGCATCAAGTTCGCTGCTGCCCTCAACCTTATGGACACCGATGCACAATTGCAGAGCGGTGATGCTTGCGGTTACACCACTTCAGGAACGACTGCCTTCACCCAGCGGAATATCACCGTTGGACGCATGAAGGTGCAGGAAACCTTGTGTCCTCGCTCTTTGGAACAATACTGGATGCAGACCCAGTTGACCGCTGGCTCTAACTACGAGAGTGTTCCCTTCGAGCAGGCATTCAGCGAGCAGAAGGCTCTCCGTATCGCAGAGGCTTTGGAGAATGCAATTTGGAAGGGCAACACTTATTTCAGCGGTGTCAACCAGTTGTTGAACGCTGCTTCGGGTTCTACCATCAGCGGTAACACAGGAGCGGTTTCTGCGTCCGTTGGTATCACCACAGGCAACGCAATCGCCATCTTTGACGGCATCTACAACCAAATCCCACAGGCCATCTTGACCAAGACTGACCTCGTGATCTTCTGTGGTTGGGACAACTTCCGCACGTTGCTTGGTGCGTTCAAATCAACCGCTAACGTCCTGTACAACCAAGTTGACTTGGCTGGCCTTGCTGACGGGGACATCATGTATCCCGGCACAAACGTCCGTGTCATTGCAGTCCCCGGATTGACTGGAACTAACCGCATCGTTTCGTCCTATCTCGGCAACTTTTTCTACGGAACCGACTTGCTTTCCGACGAGGAGCAATTCTCAATCTGGTTCAGCAAAGACAACGACGAAGTCCGCTTCCAAGCAGCCTTCAAAGCAGGTGTCCAAATCGCTTACCCTGACTTGGTTGTTGACTTCAAGTTGACCTAATGTGTAGGGGGGAGGGAAACCTCCCCTCGCTTTTTTGTTCTCTTGAAACTTAAAACCAAAACACACATATGTCCTGCTCCTTAACAACTGGCTACGCCCTTGGCTGCCGTGATTCCGTAGGTGGAATCAAAACAATTTATGTCCAATCCTTCATCCCAACGGGGTCCTGCAATGCCAACCTTTCAGGTGCGGTAACGGGCTTCACTGGGTACGCTTCGGGTGGGTTCTTTGAGTACGACTTAACTAAGGCTACGTCATCTTTGACTGAAACCTTGAATGCAAGCATCGAGAACGGCTCGGTTTATTACACCCCCGAAGTAACATTCACGATCAACAAACTGCAAGTCGCAGTCCGCAACGAACTCCGCTTGCTGGTACGCAACCGTGTTATCGTCATCGTCCAAGACAACAACAACCGCTACTGGTTGTTAGGCTCTGCCAACGGCTTGGAAGCAACCGCTGGAACCGCTGGAACTGGTACTGCCTTCGGGGACCGCAGCGGATACGAGTTGACTTTGACCGGGATGGAACCCGACCCGATGTTCTCAATTGCATCCACAGTCTTTTCACCATCGACTGCGCAGATACTCGGTTCGTAGTATCTTTGACTTAGGTTTTCATCACTGAGGTTTGAGAGGGGCAGTCAGCAATGGCTGCCCTTCTTATTTTTACGGCCATGAAGATTTGCATCGTTTACAACGCCCATCCAACCGGGTGCAGTTTCTACCGCCTCGAAATGCCGAACGCATACTTGGGCGACAACTACCCGGAGTTTGACTATGTGTGCGTCGAGAACATCACTACGATTAGCGACGAGGGCTTGAAGTCCATTGACCTGTTCCTGTTCAGCCGTTTGTGGTGTCAGGGGACGATGGAGCAGGTGGAGAACGTCTACAAAGCCCTGACCCAATTCGGAGCGAAAGTCATCCTTGACTTGGACGACTACTGGGTGCTTGAATCGGGCCACATCATGTACCGCCACTACCATCAAACCAAACTCGCAGAGGTCATCCGCAAGCACATCAAATTGGCTGATTGGGTTACCTGTACCACCGAACACCTTGCTGCTCGCATACGGCCTCTAAATGCGAATGTGAGCATCTTGCAGAACGAGCCTTACGAAGCCTATCAGCAGTTCATTCCCAACCCCGACGAAGAACCCGACAAGCACCTCGTGAAGTTCGGTTGGTTCGGAGGTGCGCAGCATGGCGAGGACATGGAGTTGCTTAGGGAAGGCATGCAGAAACTACGCTGGGACGCAAACTTGGATGGCAAGTACCGCCTCTACCTCGGAGGGTGGAACGACAATAATCCGGTATATGAGGGCTACGAAAAGATAATCAGCGACCAAGGGAACAACCCGAACTACGGACGCATTCAGGCTGCTGACATTTACTCGTATGTGGGTGGCTACAACTTCGTGAACGTTACCCTTGCACCGCTCCGGGACACCAAGTTCAACAAACTCAAATCCGAGTTGAAGGTGGTCGAGGCAGGGTGGATGAACAAGGCTATCATTGCATCCGAAACCATCCCCTACACGGACGTAATCAAGCACGGAGAGAACGGGTTCTTGGTTCCTTACAACAAGCCCAAGGACTGGTACAAGTACATCAAGCAGTTAATCCTTGACCCCGACCTGCGTAAGGGCTTGGCTGACAACCTAACCCGTGACATAAAATCACGGTTCAACGTGGTCGAAACCGCCAAGAAGCGGGCCGAACTATACAGGCAGATTGGGCGCAAATTGTGAAATTCGGGGGCATCGCACATTTACAAGCAGATGCTTTACCTGAACCCTGACACGACCAACACCCTGACGGTTACTTGGACCGAGCGAGCCAGCACGGGGGACCGCTACATCTTGCGACTTACGAGCATCGCCAAGAACACCACGACCGATTTCACCCTGCTGAAATCCGCAAACCTGTCATCTTATACCAACCGCTATGACCAATTTTCGATTGCCGTGGGGTCGCTTGAAACAGGCTCGTATAAATATGAAGTTTACGATACCAATAGCACGGTTGCCGCTGCTTTGGCGGTCGTTGAAACGGGCTTGGCTTTTCTACAAACCGCAACGATAGGCTTCAACACCTACGCCAATACGATTACTTACAACACCTATCTCGCATCCAGCGTGAGGGTATTCGATTCAACCTTTGACCAATCCTTCGCATGAGCGTACAAACACGAAGCCAACTCCAAGCGAGTGCATTAACCATCACCAACGAAACCGCTGCCGGGGCCAACACCGCATCCCGTGTGGGGGGCTTGTTCGATGACCTTGCCGATACCGCAACGCTTGACCGGGAAAGGGGCTTTGCAAACCTTTACCTCGATACCAACACGGCTTTCACCCCAACGCAGGGGCAACGGGTCAAGTTGACAAGTGCGATGAGTTCAGGCGTTTTGTCAACCTACAATTTTTCAAGAACCACCAACTCGCTGACCTACACAGGCACAACGGGTGCAACCCTTCGCATCGCTGCGTCCATGGTCTTGGCACAAGGCAACAACCACCAAATCAAGGTTTACATCGCCAAGAACGGCACAACGATAGACCAGTCAATGACTGACATCACAACGGCTCACACGAACGGCCATGCGGTTTACACGGAGGCTTACGTTACGGGTGCGGTCAACGATGAGTTCACCATCTACGTCAACGCAATCGATAGCGGTGCAAGTATCACGATTTCGGCCCTTTCATTTACCGCCCATACCCTATGAGCAAGTCAACGCAGCACTTCACCCAATGGTTGGGGATAGAACATAAGGTCCCTGTAATGCTGGAGAACCGCTCCGGCAAATACATCACCTACGGCTTTGCGAACGAATACCCCTACTACCTGCTTGACAACTATCGCAGGTCGTCCAAGCACAACGCCATCGTGAATGGCAAGGTGAACTACATCATGGGCCGAGGTTGGCAGGCAGGGGATGACTTGACCGTAGAGCAGCAAGCCCGCTTCATCAAGTTTTTCGATGGAATGTCAAGCACGGAGGACCTGAACGACATTACCGAGAAACTGGTCTTGGACTTAGAGATTTTCAACGGGTTTGCGGTTGCGGTTACTTGGTCAAAACTTGGGACCATCGCCAAGATGGAGCATGTTCCCTTTGAGAAAATCAGGGTGGACAAGGAAGAAAAGATGTTTCAAGTTGCCGATTGGTACAACGACGATATGATGCAGTTGTTCCCCAAGGTGGGCGATATCGAGAAAATCCCTGCATTCGACCCGGAGAATCGCCTCGGAAAGCAGTTGTTCTACTATCGTGTGTACGCAGCAGGCGTGAAGCACTATCCTCTCCCCGAATACATCGGAGGGAATGCTTGGATTGAGGCAGACGTGCAAGTGGCGAACTTCCACAACAACAACCTCCGCAACAACTTTTGGGGCGGTTACTTGATTAATTTCAACAACGGCATCCCGACCCCCGAAGAACAGGGCGACATCG